CGGCAAGCAATTCGGTCTGCGTTTTATGTTGACCAGTTGCTTGTTGGCGGTGCGCCAAACATGACAGCAACAGAGGTTGTCCAAAGGCAAGAAGAGCGCATGAGGGTGATTGGCCCTGTTCTTGGCAGGCTGATGAATGAAATGTTGCGTCCATTAATTGACCGTGTGTTTGCGCTGATGTTGCGTGAAGAGATGCTGTCTATCCCGCCTGAGATTTTGCAAGGCCGTGATATTGACATTGAGTATGTCTCCCCGCTTGCAAGAGCGCAAAAGTCCAGCAGCCTAAACAGCACAATGCAGGCGCTGGAAATCCTGCTGCCATTGGCGCAGGCGTTGCCGGTAACTGACCACCTTGACCCTGACGGTTTGGTGGAGCATGTTACTGATTCTCTTGGTGTTCCTAAGACGACACTGCGCTCTAGCCGTGAGGTTGCGCAAATGCGTCAGGAACGTGCCGCCGCTGAACAGCAAATGATGCAGCGCCAGCAAGACCAAGAGGATGTATATACGGCAGCGCAAGCAGCTCAGGCAGTTAGGATGGTGGGGCAGTGAGAGAGCTAGAACAACTCAAACATATGTATAAAACAACCTTCGATAGCGAAAGCGGTCAGAAGGTGTTGCGAGACCTTGAGGGGCGCACAAACTGGCGTGCCTTGAGTTATGTGGCTGGCGATGCCAATGCCACAGCCTTCGAGGAAGGAAAACGTGCTGTTATCCTTCACATTCACAACATGCTCACAGAGGAGTAATTATGTCAGAGGAAGCTATCGAACAGGTAGCCCAGCCTGAAGCTGTGCTGGAAACACCAGCAGAAGTAGCGCAAGGCGGGTCTGGTAACGATTTCTTGCAAATGATACCAGAGGAGTTGCGGGAGCATCCCAGCATCTCACCTATCAAAGACGTAGAAAACTTGGCGCGGTCATATGTAAATGCCCAGCGTCTTATCGGAGCGGACAAAATTCCAATGCCGCACAATCCTACAGACGAGGATTTGGACCGGATTTATTCGAGGCTTGGGCGGCCAGAGTCGCCTGACCAATACCAGTTTTCTGTAGATGGAAACATCGTGACAGAAGAGGTTGCACAACAATACGCAGACATTGCACATCAACTGCGGCTAACACCAGAACAAGCCAGTGGTGTGCTTGATTACTACAAGAGTGTCGTTGAGAACACAGGTGTTGCAAATATGCAACAGGTTGAAGCTCAACGTGCGCAAGCAGAAGAAGCGTTACGGCAAGAGTGGGGCAACAACTATGATGCCATCGTCACCCGTGCCGCAAAAACTGCGCAAGAGTTTGCCGACCCAGAGGTGTTTGACCTGGACTTGGCTGACGGAACGAAACTTGGCAACAACCCTGAATTTATAAAAGCATTTGCAAAAATTGCAGAATTTAGGCAGAGTGTGACAAGTGAAGACACAGTTTCTGAGCCATCCCAAACGTCTTACATGACACGGGAACAGGCACAGGCTGAAGCCAACGCAATTATGATGTCTCCGGTCTACACGGATAAATCAAACATTGTGGCACGGCAACAGGCTGTAGAGCGTGTCCAAGAGCTTTATAGGTTCATTCATGGAGAATGATGTAGATATTCGCCTTGAGTGCCTAAGACTAGCGGTTGAGTTTGGAACTCAGCGTGATGTCGTGAATCCGGCCCATCTTGCAGATTCTTACTACAAGTGGGTCACACAGGGTAGCGAGTCATCTCGTCCTGTTGGCAGTCGGGAAGACGACAGCCCCAAAAGGGCTAATAAAGCTAGGGGTGTCCGCAAGGGTAGCACACCGCAACTCGTGTAAATGTAACCGTGAAAAAGGAGGACAGAAATGTCCAATCAAGTAACCACGGCATTTGTACAACAGTACTCTGCAAATGTGCAGATGCTTGCACAGCAGATGGGTTCCCGTCTGCGTGATGCGGTGCGCATTGAGAATATTGTTGGTAAAAATGCCTTCATCGACCAAGTTGGTGTAGCTACGGCGCAGCTTCGCTCGTCACGCCACGCTGACACTCCACAGATGGACACGCCACATGCACGGCGTCGTTTGTCTTTGGCTTCATATGAGTATGCAGACCTGATTGACGACCAAGACAAGGTTCGTATGCTCATCGACCCAACCTCATCCTACGCAATGGCCGCAGCAGCAGCTATGGGCCGCGCAATGGATGATGTCATCATCACTGCTTTTGATGCAGCAGCAAGCACAGGTGAGACAGGTTCAACCAGCACATCTTTCGACACTAATCAGGACGTTGCCGTTTCTGTTGGTGGTGCTGACACTAACATGAACCTGACAAAGCTGCGTGAAGCTAAGAAGCTGCTTGACGAAGCTGATGTTGACCCATCAATCCCACGTTACATCGTTGTAGGCCCAAGCCAGATTCATGCGCTTTTGGCTGACACCAGCGTTACTTCAGCGGACTTCAACACCGTGAAGGCTCTGGTACAGGGTGAAATCAACGAGTTCATGGGCTTCAACTTCATCATGTCTAACCGTCTTTCTGTAGACGCCAGCAATGTCCGCACATGCTTTGCATGGGCACAAGAGGGCATGGCTCTGGGTGTCGGCAAAGATGTTTCTGCAAGAATTGATGAGCGTGCCGACAAAGGTTACGCGACTCAGGTCTACTACTGCATGGACATCGGTGCTACCCGTATGCAGGAAAACATGGTTGTTCGCATCAAGTGCGATGAAGACGACCTTGACGGCTCAGCTTAAAGAAAGGGATTGAGAGATGACAACAAAGAACTCTGACCTCATTGCCAATCTTGAGGCACTTCCACAAGTCGCTAACCCAGCTTCTGAGCTTGGCGGTCGTATCCGCGTGGCACAGGGCAACGTGGCTCTGGCGGCTGGTGACAGCACCGATGACGACATCGTAATGCTGGCACCTGTTCCAACAAACGCAACTCTTGTTTCAGTTCGTGTTGGCTCAGATAACCTTGGCGGCACATGCACATACAATGTCGGATTCTATACGAATGACGGCGTTGTTGTGGATGAGGACGCTCTGGCTACTGACGTTGCCGATGCTGCTGGCGTAGCGGAACTCCGTTACGAAGTGGCTGACCTCAACACAACTGGTCAACAGGTTTGGGAACTGGCAGGCCAGTCTTCAGACCCAAGTGATGTGTACTATGTAGCGGCCACCTTCAGTGCAACTGGCGGTTCGGCTGGCGACATGGCGTTCATCATTGAGTACGTTGTGGACTAACATTGAGGGGGCGGGAAACCGCCCCTTCTTTCCTTGGAGGGAAGGATGGAACAAAACAGCGATTTTCGCTGGGATTTGAAGGTTGGCCAGCTACACGAAAAATGGTTAGGCGAACTTTTAGAAAACGTACCCATAGAGGTGAAACGTGATTTTAGAGCTTCACAGACAGGTAATGTGTTTGTGGAGTTTTTTAGTAGGGGAAAGGCATCAGGTATAGCGACTAGCGAAGCATTGTACTGGGCGTTTATACTTGGAGAACAAACTGTGGTATTATTGCCCACAGACAAGCTAAAGACGCTGGCTAGGCAGGCGCATAAGAACGGCCATATAGTAAATGGCGGGGATGCAAATACAAGTCGAGGCGTATTGATAAGTGTAGAGAGGTTGGTACGAGATGCCATCAGTAGTTGATATTTGTAACGAGGCGATGGACCTTTTGGGTGCGGCTACTATCACCTCACTAACAGAAAACTCAAAAGAAGCCAGACTGTGTAACCGCCGGTATGAGACGGTGCGTGACGCAGTGTTGCGTGCGCATCCTTGGAACTCAGCAATTACACGCACAACACTGCCGCAAGATTCTGATGCTCCGGCGTTTGGCTTTACCTATCAATATACACTTCCGACTAATCCGTACTGCTTGCGTGTGCTGTCATTCTGGAACAGTAATGTGGATAGCGAAATTGCGGCGTATGATAGTCAGGTTATGTACAAGATTGAGGGCCGGAAGATTTTGAGCAACGAAGGCACATGCAAGATTACCTATGTTGCCCGTGTTACTGACACAGAACAGTTCGACCCATTGCTTTCCAACACGATTGCACATCGTTTGGCATCAGAAACAGCTTACGCTATTACCGGCAGTAATAGTGTAGCGCAGCAAATGTTCCAGCTTTACGAGAACAGATTGCGTGAAGCTAGGTCTATGGATGCTATGGAAGGTATGCCTGANAAGATTATCTCGGACGATTACATCAACATAAGGTTCTAAGATGGCGCGAGTATCCACCATTGTTACCAACTTCCGCGCTGGGGAACTGTCACCGCGTTTGGAAGGCCGCATTGACTTGCAAAAGTACAATGAAGGCGCTCAGACTTTGACTAATATGCTGGTGTTTCCGCAAGGCGGCACAACACGCAGGCCTGGCACCAAGTTTGCTGGCCGGTCAAAAGATGGTGGCAAAGTTCGGCTGATTAACTTTGAGTACAGTGACGAGCAAGCATATGTGCTTGAGTTCGGCGCTAACTATATCCGTTTCTTCAAAGACGGTGGCATCCTCACAGAAGCTACAATAGCTATTTCAGCTATTACGCAAGCAAACCCAGCGGTTGTAACGGCAACAAGCCACGGCCTGTCTAATGGCGACAGGGTGTTTATTACTGGCGTTGGTGGAATGACAGAGGTGAATAATCTTGAGTTCACTGTAGCAGGAGCAACAACAAATACGTTTGAGCTATCAGGTATAGATAGCAGCGCTTATGAGGCGTACACATCTGGCGGCACAGTAGGCAAAATAGTCGAAGTAGCTACTTCTTACAGCGTAACAGACATCTTTGANATTAATCACGCTCAGTCTGCTGATGTNTTGTACTTGGCGCATAAGGACCACGAGCCAGCCAAGTTGACCAGAACAACGGCAACGAGCTTCACGCTCACCGACATTGATTTTGTCGATGGGCCATATCTTGATGAAAACATAACAGAGACAAAACTAGAGCTTTCGTCATCAGCACCTGGCACTGGTGTCATAATGACATCAACAAGTGACTACTTTGTAGCTGACCACGTTGGGGCATTGTTCCGGTTTAGAAAGCTTGTTGAAATCAATCACGAGGCTTGGGCCGCTGGCGAAACCTATGCTAACGGTGATAATGTTTATTATAATGATAATGTTTATAAGAACGTAACAGGTTCATCGACAACAACAGGCAATACACCACCTGTGCATCTTGAAGGCACTGAGTCGTATCACGACAGCACGACAGGTTTTACACAGTGGGAGTTTCAGCATAATGGAAGTGGTTACGTTAAAGTCACTGGCGTTACATCTGGATATATCGCTACTGTAGAAGTAGTCGAAAGAGTATCGGACAACCACGTTGCAGACCTGACCGCAACGATAACGAACATCACCCAAGCAAATCCGGCAGTTGTAACAGCATCTTCGCATGGCTTTACTAACGGCGAAAAGATTATCATTAGAAATGTTGTTGGCATGACAGAGGTCAATAACCTTGTATTTACCGTTGCTGGCGCAACTACCAACACATTTCAACTTTCTGGCATCAACTCTACAAGCTACACAGCGTACACGAGTGGTGGCAGTGCTGGGCTGTCAGCAGGCGTAAAAACGTGGTCAGAGGGAGCGTTTAGCGTAAAGAACGGTTATCCAAGAGCAGTTGCTTTTTATGAGGAACGCTTGTATTTCGCAGCGACGCCTAATCAGCCACAAACAATTTATGGCTCTGTGACAGCAGATTTTGAGAATCACAAGCCTGGCACAGAAGATGATGCAGCGGTAAATATTACGATTGCTTCTGACAAAGTGAATGTCATTAAGCACTTGTTGCCAGCTCGTTTCTTGCAAATCTTGACTACCAGCTCTGAGTTCACGCTATCTGGCGGTACTGGAACAACGCCGGTTACGCCAACCAACGTCAATGTTTTGCGTGAAACAACATTTGGCTCATCAGATGTGCGTCCATTACGAGCAGGAAACAGCACAATATTAATTCAAAAAGGACAGGAAAAGGTTAAGGAAATTACCTTTGACTTAGATACTGATGGCTTGCTGGGTGTTGATTTGTCCATCTTGGCAGACCATTTGCCACGCGGCGGTCTGACCGACATGGTTTGGCAGCAAGAGCCAGAGCTTATCCTTTGGTTTGTGCATACAGATGGCGGCTTGATTGGCCTGACATATGACCGCGCTAATGGTGCTATTGGCTGGCATGACCACGATTTAGGTGGCACTGGTATAGTTGAAAGCATTACGTCCATTCCTAGTGGCGCAGAGGACCAAGTTTATGCGTCTGTACAGCGCACTATTGATGGTGGCACTGTCCGGCACATCGAGTATCTGACTACGATTGATTTCGGTGATGACGTTACTGATGCGTTTTATGTAGATAGCGGCCTGACATATGACGGCAGCGCGACCACCACAATTAGCGGCCTGAACCACCTTGAGGGGGAGACAGTCACTATCTTGGCTGATGGCGCAGCACATGCTGACAAAGTGGTAAGCGGTGGCCGTGTCACACTGGACCGCAGTGCTTCAAAGGTGCATGTCGGTTATGGATACACATCTATCGTTGAGACACTGCGCCTAGAGGCTGGTGCGGATGATGGTATTGCTCAAGGCAAGATAAAGCGTATCCACGGGGTTACAGCGCGGTTTTATAACTCAGTGGGTGCAGAGATTGGCCCTGACACAAACAACTTGGACCGNTTNCCNTTCCGTGACAGTAGCATGTCTATGGATGAGGCAGTGCCATTGTACAACGGGGACAAAGAGATATTCTTTCCATCGGGGTATGATAATGATGCCAGAGTGGTTATCAGGCAAAACCAGCCATTGCCTATGACTATTTTGGCTATTATGCGGAGGTCAAATACATTCGATGCTTAGTGTTACATATTTCCAAAAAGGCGATATAGACGAGATTGAATTAAACTACGAAATGTCACCGGCAGAGCGTGCCAGCTTTGAGAACTATAGAAACATTGTAGGATTTACAGCCCGTAAAGATAGCAAGATTGTGATGATGGGCGGTGCGCATGTTATGTGGCAGGGTGTCGGTGAGGGTTGGCTGATTATGTCTAAATATGGCTATGACATACCAAAGACCGTTGCTAGATATGCGGATGAGTTCTTTGATGTTATTATGACCGAAGCAAATCTTCAGCGTGTGCAGGCAAGTGTCAATGCTTTGGACCCGCGCTCAGTTAGATTTGCACGTTGGTTGGGATTTGAGAATGAGGGGCTAATGCGTAAGTACGGTCCTGATGGAACAGATTATTATAGAATGGCGAGAGTAGCGTAATGGACCCAGCAACCGCAGCAGTAGTAGGCAGTTCTGTCCTTAGCTTCAAAGGCAACATGCAGGCCGCAAAGTCTGCACGGCAAGTTGGTGAGTACAACGCTCAAGTTGCAGAGAATGAGCGTGTGCTTTTGCTTCAGCGTAAGGCAGCAGAGGAAGCGGCTATTCGGCGTAACTCTAAACGTCTTATATCTTCACAACGAACCGCCATTAGTAAAGGTGGCGTTCAAATTACAGGAAGCCCATACTTAGCGTTAGCTGACGCATACTTTGCCACAGAAAAAGACGCATTGAAAATACAGTATGCCGCAGATGTAGAATCAACTGCAAAGATTGCAGAGGCTGCGATGTCTAGGGCATCAGGCCGCACTAGAGCTGCTGGTTATGAGACCGCCGCCTTTGCAAGTATCCTCGGTGGTTATGGCTCATATTCACAACAGCAAATGCAGAACGACACCTTTGCATTGCAAAAAGAGTATTATCAAAAGGAAATTAAGAGCTAGCCATGCCAAAAATACCGCTTTATGGAGAAGGTGCCGGCACCGTTGTTCAAACGCCTACAGCTAGACTAGGGCCAAGGGCTACTGATGTTTTTGCTGCTTCAGGTCAAGCACTGGCTCGTGCTGGCGCGGAGGTTGGCAGGGTAGGGTCACAATATGCGGCTCAAAAGCAACGGTTTGATGCAACAAAAGCAAAGCTAGAATTTGACTTTGCTATGGCCCAAAAGAAAGAGCAGACAGATAACTTTGTCAGCGATTACACAACTCGCGCATATGAGCAAGCAGATAACTTCATTATACAAGACACGCAGATTGACACCGAAAAGTCTGCGGCTGGACTTATAAGTAGTGTTCAAGAGCCTATTCTTAATGAGATTAATGGGCTTGATTTAACTGATAGTCAAAAGAAAACAATATCAAGCGCTGTAAAACGTCAGTTGTTGCCTAAAGTTGGGCAGGCAAAGCAACAGGCCTTCAATAGAGGGCTTGTTGACGGGGCGATAAAGACTAATTCAAAACTTGAATCAACGCTTGGCGACATTGCATCAGAGGCAGACCCAGAAATACGGGCAATGAAACATGCCGAGGCGAACCAGTTAATTAGAGACAAAACACTAGCTGG